ATCACTCATTGTCTTTTGTCTTGGGTGGGTCCTTGAGTCCATTAGCTGAAAGAAGTCCAGTAAGAGAGCCTGTCAAAAATAACATCATTGGTTTTAATAGATCCCACGCACTTGTGTCGTTTGGTGACACTTCTAATGGTTGTGTTACGAATAAAAGTCCGTATAATAACGTCGCTGTACTAATGACAAACGTAAGCGCTAAACAAGACCCAACAATTAAAATAAGCCTAGCTTTAATTTCTGAGTTTGTGAAGCGTTTCATTACGGACACTTAACGCCGGTTGGACTTTGCTCGCAATTATGCCTTGTTCGGTCGCTGCATGATGAAAGGATTACAAAAAAAGATAGGCCTAGAATTATTGTAAGTGCTAGAAATAATTTTTTCATTTAGCGTCCAATGTTGGGAAGTATGCAACTGCATCAATAACAGCTTGCGGCAACTTATCTCCGCAAACATATCGAATGTGCCATGCTTCAGCGTTTGCTCCGTTTTTAACTTCCCATGAGAAGCCAAACTTTAAAGCGTTACTAGTTGCAAAGCCATCGCCTAAAAGCCAATCAAGACGCTTTCCTGATGCGTTAGCTACGTCAATAGCCAATCCCCAACCATGATTAGAGGTTCCAGGTGTTCCTGCCGGAGCAACTCCCTTTTTAAGATACCAAGTTTTACCTTGATAGGTTCGAGTTACTTGCGGGGTACGTCCAGTTGGGGAAGCTGCGTATCGCTCGTTAAACATAGCTACTTGGCGGGCTAGTGGACGATAAGCGCCAACGTGCTTTAGTTCTACACCATCAAAATATGCTGCTAATTGCATAGCGTTCCACGCAGTTGCAGCAAGTCGATGCATTTTACCATTAGGAGCTTTAATATCACGCAATAATGCTGGATTAAGCTCTCCGTTTTTTGCTCCAGCAAGATCGCTGGGCATAATAATTGGGAGTACTGTGTATGTAGTCATTTGTTATCCTATCTATTGTTTGAATTCATTAAAGTTTACTACCATTTTGACGGTAGGCCTACAATAATTGGTTTAAGAGTATACTAAAGTTAATCGTCCTGAGTTACCATCAACATACGGGGAGTCAAAGACTCTATATGTACTTCCAGATGCACAAGTTGAGTTTGCAGTCCCATCTATAGTTCCGTTAGCATAACCGGGGTACATAAACATTCCAAAGTTTGCGTCGACTGCGATTCGTCCAAGCGTTGCCGCTGTTAAAGTAAACTCTCGGGCATTACCTACTGTCTGCGAGGTCCCTGTCGTCCAATAGGTAGAGTCATTAGCTGGGCTACCACCTGGTTGTGATGCATAGTTATGGGTACCAAAGGCAACAACAGCGCCGGAGCATCCGTCAGTACTACTTCGGTAAGTTCGAATAGATCCGCTATCGGGTACATAACCTCTAGCTGCATTGGCAACATTTGATCCATAGAACCAATGGCCATACTGATAGGAGTACGTAGGCCCAAAGTAACCTGAGTAAACAGATCCTAGGTTACCCAAGTCGCTTCGCCAGCCTTGCGCAAGGGTCCAAGTACCGTGTCCAGTAGTAGTTACTGTATAAGTTCCAAGCGGCTTTGTATAGTTGCTTGAAGATGCGTCACCAGTGTCTGAGTTTCCAGCATTATCAGTAGCAGCAATATAGTAACTTACGACCCAAGTTTCACCACTAGGCGTGTTACGTCTGTTTGACGGAATGGCGAAAGTTGTACTACCAGCACCGAACGAACTAAGAGCAAATGATGCCCCCGAAACCAAGCCCGTTGAACTTCCAAAGAAGCGTTGATATACAGTTGCTGAAGCAACTCCTGTGATGTCGTCTGTAATAGCTGTCCAATAAACGGTATTCACTGTTCCACTAGTTAATGCCACTGTTGGTTGTGGAATCGTTGGCGCTGTATTATCATACTGATAAACAGGCTGCCATACCCCAGAAACTTTAGTGTAGGCGTTTGTCATACCTTGCCACTCTCCACTAACTTTAGCATATGGACGATTTGTGCCGGTTATTTCTTTCCAAGTTCCTGATTCTTTAATATATATACTCATGCTGTATACCTCAACCAAATGTCACCATTTACCCCATCACCAGAAACAGGTGCTACAGTTGATGTCCAAATTGTGTTATTGGTTGTTGCTCCAGATCGAACATAAACTCCTGCAAGTTTACTAGCCGCAATAGCAGCAGTAGATGCAACTTTAGCGTTGGTTACAGCACTAGACGCGAGTTTTGCTTCCGTTATGTTACCGTCAAGAACTTTAACAGTTGTTACAGCTCCGGTTCCAATTTTGATTGCTGTTACTGATCCTGTTGCTAACTGTGTTTCAGTTATTGCACCAGCGGCATGAGCGGCTGCAATTGCAGCATTTAGTTCTGCTTCTGTAACTTCACCGACTGGTCCTTGAGGCCCTTGAGGCCCTGTTACATCGCCAGCATCTAACGTTGTACCATCGTGTTTTGTTAGAATCAAATGACCTGAGCCATCTATTGTTCCGCTAACAACGGATGAGCCTTCTATGGCTTCCATTCTTGCTGCGGTAAATACTGTTACTGTTGCCATTAGATATCCTCCTCGTTTTTATTTGAACTACTGATTGTATATGTTTCTGTATCTATAACAGTTACGTTATCAGCTATAATATCGTACATAGTTGGGTCAATACCATCTTGTACAATTATACCGTCTCTTGCTGATATAGCGGTCCATGTTCCATTACCATTATCTTGAACAATGAGTCTATCCCATTTACGAATAAACGTTGTTAAACTTTTCATTGTTGGTAATAATGGTTCTCGTGTTGCATCACCGTATAAAATATCTTCTAAGTCTAATAGTAACCATGGATCTATTTTTCGACTATCTATAATTAAATGTGAAGACGGACGGTGACCCTCAATGACTTCAGGAATGCTAGTGATATCCCATGAAAAATCATCAGGTTCTAAATCTAAAGCTAAAGTTTTTCTTACTTTGTTAGCTGGGGTGGCGGTAAGGTTATACAAAATGTGTAATTTATAACCACTACTAAAGTTGTTATCATCTTCGCCTATTAGTGTTCTATAGCATAAGCCGAATCGTTTGATCGGCTGCTCTGTTAAATATACACCATCTTGGTCTTCGATAACGCCTTCGCATTCCAAAAACTCATCTGGATAGGTGTATGCAGACATGCTTCCTGAGTAATTACCTAACGTAACTAAATCGTTAAATTTAGTAGCGTTAAAGTATAGTGGTTCTACTTTAGTATCGTTCTCTTCGGATACTCTAATTAAGCCGTTCCAAGGAACACCACTTTTACCTTCAACATAAAGAACTGCACGATCTAAACCAGCTTCATAAAATTTTGATCCTAATTCATGCCAATTAATAACAGTCATAAGACCTCCTTTATCCACTTGTTTTTAGTTCTGCTTTTCGTTTTGCGTTTAATTCGCGATTTCGCATAGCGATCTCATTCTTAGACATCTTCTTTGGATTAGCATTCTTTAAGTTACATATTCTAATCAAAGCAAAAAGTCTATTAAGATGCCATGTCTCACACTCAAATGGAATATTAAAAGTAATCAGCCAAAAATAAATCAATTCAGATGTTACAATTTCGCCTCTTCCACGTTTTTCAGGCATACTACCAAAAGTAGTAGCTGATCTTTTAGATTCAATATATGAGTTTATTTGTTGAATATTTTTATCAGAAAACTTTGAAAATATGTCATCTGGATATTCATTGAGTATCATAGCTTTTATATAACCATAAATTTCTTCAGGTGTTTTTTTAGAATCACCTAAAAATGGCTTTTCAAACTCCGATTCCCACTTTGACAGTGAGATCAGAGAATGCTCAAGATTTAAAACAATGTCGCCATGTGATTCAAATTCTTCTGTTTCTTCGTTAAAGAATTCTTTTCCACTAACAATAATTGTAAGCATTCTCTGATCTCCTATGTCTTTAAATTAAACTATCAGTCCCAGATGTACAACCAGTCGTCGTCAACGTTAGCTGGGAAGTAGTATCCAGCATTCGGACGAGCGGTAATGATTGTGTTCTCAGTGATGGTGTATGCTCCGTCTGAGAGGGCGGTTAGGCCATCATAGTAAGTTACTCCAGCTTGATCTGGGATTGTGATGATAGTGCTACCGTTGAATGACGGTACTTGCGGGGTAACGCTTGAGGTCTCTCCAGAGAACAATGCGATTACAGCATCGGGCAGCGGGAGGCTGGGATCTGTTCCAGCAGTACCATAAAGGAAATCTTCCAAGGTACCAAGTGCTGAGGAGTTAACCTTAGTCGAATCAATCGTCAAGATTGAAGTCGGCTTAAGTCCACCAACAGAAACAGGTGTCGTTGCAATTGACCAGCTGAAAGTAATAGCCTCTGGCGAATCGTTAACTGTGTTGTAGGCGCGTTCCGAAGGACTTGCCTGGCAACCGTAAATAAGGTGAAGCTTATATCCTAGTTCATCGCCAGAAATATCGTTACCCATACGAGTACGATATGAAAGGCCGAACTTACTACGTGTCTGCTGTCCAACAGTAACACCACTCGTAGGAGTGGCCATACCGTCGAATTGAGCAAATTCGTCGGGGAAAGTGTAAGCTTCAATGGTTGCGCTAAATTCTTCAACAGAATACATGTTGAGGTACTTAACGTTGTCTGCGTACATTGGAGTTGGTTCTGCTCCGGATGGTGACTCAGTAACACTGGTCAGACCATTCCAAGCAACACCATCAGTGTAAACGCCATTTACGTTTGGTAGGTAGAGGACACCTTTGTCGACTCCGGTTTCAAAGAAACGTTCGCCGAGCTGGTCCCAATAAAGAATTGACATAATTGATCTCCTTTTAGAAGAATAGTTTGTAGACGTCGTGGTTTAAATTATCAGCTGTGTAAAACCGATCAAATATACACATAGGAAGTGCAGCAACTTTTGATGGTATTTCGCTATCTGGATTTCTATCTATTACAGTAACTAAATATCGAGTTCGCTGCATGTAAGGTAAATCGTCAGCATGGTTAACTATGGTATCGTCACGTTTATATATAATACATGGATACTGTAGTTGAACCGATGCTGGCGGTTGAAAATATACATTATTTGACCCTAGAATTGCAACTAGCACTGCTTGTAAATCAAGTCGTTGGGCCATTATACACACTTCCTATTGATAAGATTAGGCGGGGGTGTTGAACTTCTACACTTGTAACAGTCCAAAGAACCCCCGCCCAACTTACGTATTTAATCTTAAAAAAATGATCGATGGCATACTGGTCAGCAATAACACTTATTGAGTTGCCCACAGAGATATCATTGTTTATTTTTTCACCCTTATCAAACTTTGCTGTATTTCGAACAACATCACCGAAATAAGAAATTTCAGTAATATCATCTATCCATATACCAGAGTCTGCGGGATCTTCAATTGCATCTCCATAGCCAATTATTCCGTAAAATTTAGCCATCGGTTTTCCTTAAAATCAGGCGGTGTACTTAAAGGTCCAGCTATCGTCTTCGCTAGTTGCGAAGTAATATCCGGCAGATGCTGGGTAAGCAACGATAGTCGCGTCTGCTGTAATTACAACAGTTCCGGTCTTAACGGTCGTTCCCTGCTTGTACGTTACACCAGTAACTGTAGGAATGGTGATCGTGTTAGTGGCGCTGACAAAGGTCGGTGCAACTGGAGTAACAAGAGCTGCGTTAGCCGCAACCTTCTTAACAACAATGGCTGCCTTCATCTTAATGAGTGCTCCACACAAACGAGTCTCGATGAGGTACTTGTGTTGGTTGTAGTCGATGTCGAAGTCGTCGAACATTGAGATTGCTCCGCCCTTGTCAGCACCGAGGACATAGTCCTGCGGGTTAACGAGGATAGCAACGAGTTCTGCTTCTTCTTCCATAACTTCAACCGGAACAATGTCCAGAACACGCAGTTCCGAAGCCAATTCACCAAGGTCACGATAGATTCGACGACCAAGTGTGTCCTTGAGTAGCAAGAACTGTGAGATATAGGTTTCGGTGGTGTACATGGTTGGTGTACCGGTACCCTTGAAGTGTTTGCGGTTTTTGATGATCGCATCAATAACTTCCTGCACTGATGAGTTTGCGTCATCCAAGTTAACGTTAACAACGGTGGTGTACAACTCGTGATCCTTAGCGATCGGGCGAATGTTACCTTCGTTGATCTTGTCTTCGTGCGAAACGTCACGACCGTCACCGATCAAGATTGCGCGAGCAATTTCTTCATCGAGCATCATGCGCATTTCAGCCTTCAACCAGGTAACGACATCAAAGTCGGTAATGTCGATCATGTCATCACGGTCAAGCTTCTGCTTCTTGTAGATGGTAGTAGGAGTCGTGATGCGCTTTGACACGCCGAAGTACTCTTCCTTCTTCAAGTCGCCAGTTACATAACCCTTAGCACGGGCATCATCAAGCGTGATGTCGGCATGCATGGTCTTAATACGGCTGAATGGGCTCTTACGGGTGTCACCAAGCAACTTAGTGACCCATTCTGTACGACGCTTAAGCCATTCTGGAACAGCATCAAGTGCAGTAGCTTCTGGGAATAGCTGATCAACATCGGTAATACCGTGTGATAATGCATATGACTCAATTGCATCTTTAAGCGATCCGCCCTTTGAGGCGTCAGCAACGATACCCTGCAAATCAGCGTGAGAAATAGCAGCCTGTGCCTTATTGTTGTTGTTTTCAAAAATGTTATTTGACATTTCCATACCTTTCGTATTTGCGTGATTAATTTCTTCTTGTGCATCTTCAAAGAGTGCATTAAAGAGCTCTTGTTGTTGTTCGTTTAGTGATTCATAAACTTCTTGTGCGCTAGCGTCATCATCTAACCCGCTTTGGGCCATTGTTGCTGCTTCGCCTTGACTATCTTCTACGGCTTGACCGATTAGGAAGTACACTACTTGTTTTTGTTCTTCACTAAAAGTATCAAATATATCTTGAACGGTCATATCTGAACCGGCTGCAGCCGCATCTGTCTTATTAGGCATATCTGCTTTATCTGCCATATTAGCATCTCCTGATTTGTGTGTCAATACTGCTTCTTCAACAATATTAATTTCTTGTTTGTTAACTGAGTGAAACAATTCAATACCTGTATAAATAATAGCCTCATCTTCAAGTTGAGTCTCAAAGCCATCTGAGTGCCGAATAGTTACACTTTCTATAATTGCTCCTGGATTAGCTCCAGAAAGAACCAGACTCACTTCTCGAATTGCGCCGTGAAGTACGCGACCAGCTTTTTCAATTAATTCATTTGCCCAGATTGATAGCATATTAATGTCACCATGTTCAAGTAAACCTTTAGCATGTGAGGCTTTTACTGAGCTATTAAAATATCCATATGCGTAAACACCATCTTCTCGATTTTCAAGAATAGCATGCCCAAGCACATTTTCTGGATCATTATGGCCGTGTTGCCATACTAGTGGAACTTTCATTTGATCCTGATGCTTAAAAGCGCCAGGCATAATTGTCCTACCATCAGTACAACGCAGGCCTGCTTTAGTAGCGTAACCACTAAAATCATAGTTTGCCATTGTTTTTATTCCTTTCATAGAGATGTCTTTTGTTTAAAAATCTGTTGTATTTTTGTTACTTCCGGTTCTTCAACGAGATTTATTATTTTTTGAACCATTGCGTTTGGTATGTGTAAAATTGAGTCTAAACAATCAACTTCGCTAAGAGACTGCGCTATTGACGTGTGCTTTTTTTTACCATATTTTTTAGCATCAATTAAATATCCAACAGATTTAACGACATAGTCACCATCGTCTTCTAAATCATTTAAATATTCCCATGAACCAGAACCAGCATGCGCATCATGCCAAATAACAAGAACTAGCTTCATAATGCTTCCTAAGCCTTCTTAATATAAGCGACACTAGGGTCTGTTGATACGTCTAACGATTGCGGCTTAATGTATGCGACGCTAGGGTCTGTGGATATATCTAATGGTTGATCAATTCCAGCATTAGGATCAATTCCAGCATTAGGATCAATTCCAGCATTAGGATCAATTCCAGCATTAGGATCAATTCCAGCATTAGGATCAACCGCCATATTTGGGTCCATTGGTTGCGGCATATTAGGATTACTCAACGTGTCAGCTTTAGGTTCAGATGACGGTGGTATTCCTAAATAGCCACGAATTTCATTAGATGTTAAAATTTCATTACGAGTAAATGTATCCGCTATTTGAGCGATCTCGGTAAGAGGAACTAACCTAAACGGATCTCTAAAATATTTAATACTTTCTGTTTTTTTGTTAATGAAAGTTCTTTCAAGTGATTCAATGATCGATTCCAGAATTGGTTCTATCGTTCTATTAAAGTAATTAAGCATTGCTTTTTCATCAGCAGTACCATTCATAATAGACTCAGTAATACCAAGTTGACCATAAAGCATTTGTGTTAGGTACTCTACTTGTTTCAATAGATTATTTTCAGCAGGCCTGTTTAACTGAGTTATTTTTTCAGTTCCATCAGTATATGCTATTCCGTATTTACTACCTTTAAGTTGGAATTCAATATCTTCTCGTCTTTGCTCCGCTTGTTGTTTGCGGGCTTCAGTTTTGATAGTGTATGGTAGCTGAATGATTAAATCTAACTTACCAGAACTCGACTGTTCGTCAACGGTATCTAATAGTGTTAATTTTCGCAAAAGTCGCTGTAATGTTGAGTTAGGCTCATTCATAACTGCGTATAACGGGTTTTCAACAATAGCAATATTTCTTTTAGGTAAGGTTATTTCTTCCTTAAGACCTTTAGCTTCATTGTAAACATTAACTCTAACATGCTTTGGGTACCATTGCACTACTTCTCCAACACGCATTGAGTAAATATCGTAGTTTTCATTAGTGTTAGGATTTGAGCCTGTTTCTACTGGAACAATAACAGCAACGCCTTTATCAAATAAAGTCATTACTAAATCTTGTCTAAACGCTCTTGGTGACTGATCTATATTTGGTTCGAGTGTTAAACATTCGTTTAAGGAACTTTCTTTATCTTTCGAGTATCTACCGACTTTATCAACAACCACATGTTTATATTTTACGCTTGCAACGTCAATTGCTATACGAGTATATATGGCTGTAATGATTGATCTGTCGTTATAAAATAAATGCCTAGTTCTATCTGGACGATACGTACTAGTAGGACCTATGTTATAATCGAAACTTTCCTGTTCATAATTTTGAAAGGCGTTCCATGCTTTTTTAAATTTATCTAAAATGGCCAAGTATCATCACCTCCTAATTTTAATTGACGTTTACAATTATTTAACTACTACTCTTTGCTTTTAGAACCGCTAAACCTACGTTTAATAAAATTCCCGCTCCTACTGCGGCTCCAATAGAAGATTTAGTACTTGATTTACTTCTACTAGTTGGCATAAGATCACTAAACTTTGTTCCGCCAGCATATTTAAGTTTATCAGCGATTGAAGCTTTTCCGTTTTGAACTCTATCGTTACGAGCAATTGATGCTTTTCCTTTAGCTAGCGATGCTTTTTTAAAGCTACCTTTATTTTTAGCTAAACTAATAACACCAACGCCAGCGTAAGCTCTAGCTTTTTGTCCAATACTACCTTTTCCTTGACCGACGTTAACCTGGTTTTGTGCTCGGTTATACCGTCTAACGCCCCACTTCATACCCTTTTTACCAGCATGTTCTAAATATAATTCTACACTATTGAAATTATTCATTTAGTAAATCCCTTCTGCAATATCTCGTACGTTAGCTGCCAATACAAGTTTATCTACGTTGTTTTTAACAAAGAACGAACCGACTTCATTTACAAGTTTAGCTGACTTAGCGCTTGCTAGCTTATTGGCGTCTGAAATTTTAATTCTTCCTCGCCTACCTAAAACAACTCCTGCTGCGGCAGTGCCTGCTAGAATAGCTACACCACCAACAACTTTAGCTTTTTTTCTATTCTTTTGTTGTGCTTCAGTTGGTTTATTTCCCTTTGTGCCAAATGTACGCTTACCCCACTTCATACCTTTTTTACCAACGTGTTCAAGGTAATTGTCTACGTTATTAAAATTGTTCATTTTAGTCTCCTATTCAAATGCTTCTTTGTGTGCTTTATAAGCGACGTATGCGTCTAATAAAGCAGCGACATTGTCGATTTTTTCTTCACTTCTTTTTTTCAGAAGTTTTCTATTACCATTCGTATCTTCTAATGTTACGGCATTACCCATAGCAAAAGACATCAACTCTTGATCAAATATTAACTTTCGTTCTTCAGATAGAATCTTTAATTCTCCTAGAGGAACCGATTCTGTTTTAGCACCTTGAATAACTTTTTGAATACCGTATGGACCATTTTCGGATTCCCATCTGGTTATAAATTCTTTTGCGTTGTATGGGTCAAACCCTATACATCTAACATCATAGTTATTAGCCATAATTAATTGATCTAAGTCGTCATAGACTTCCATCATATCCAAAACAGTTCCTTCTAAAACATGAAGACTTCCTTCACTTATGAATTGTTCATATTTGTGGCGCATTGCGCCTGGAAGTTTCATAAGAGTTAAGGACGTAATATAACTAACAGTTTTAATCCCAAAAGAATAATTCGAAAACGGGAATAAGAATGTGAATGCACAGAAGTCATCACCTTGCGAAAGGTCGACACCTAGCGAGCAAGGCATTTGCCAAAAGTCTCGTTGTTGGTGAGTTAGTGTTTCTTCATACGTAAAGAAATATGTATAACCCTCCATAGGAATACCAAATCTTTTAGCTAGTATGTCATTTCTAGATGCTGGAGCCTTTTCAGCTCTTTCGACATCTAAATGATATACATCATAAGTTACGGTTCTTCCCAAATTTGGATTGGCTTTAATCCACATGGCTGGATCACTAACTTCTTCTATGGAGTCTAGTTTGTAATACCAAATAGAAACGTGTGGTGCTAAGTACTCACCTTTTAAAATATTAGACAATTCCATTTTAATTGTGTCGCCTGAACCATTTCTAACTGTTCCTTCAGAACTAATTGCTAGAATTAGGTAGTCATCTAACTTCGATGCTCCTTGTTCAATGGCGCCAACAACGTCTTCTCTAATGTCTCCAGATAACCATTCGTCAACAGTAGCAACTTTTGGTCTTAGACCCTGCAACTTGTTAATTGACATTGGTCGAATCTCAAGTATAGATCCAGTAAGAAAGTTTTCAATACCTTTTTTAGTAGATGCTAACTTTACTCTATGGGCTCTAGAGCCCGTCGTGTTTTGAATTGATCCCTCTGTAAGAAACTTAAAAAGAGGACCTCTAGATCTTGTGATTGCTGTTCGTAACGGTGACATTACTTCTTCAGCTTGTTTCATTGTTGGTGATGTTGTAATTTGATGAGTAGTAGAAGTGTCGACATTTAAAAAGTATGATTGTATGCATGAAGCATACATTGACTTAGCCGCACCTCTAGCTACTATCAAATACTGTTTTGTTGTTAAACGTTTTTTAACAGTCTTTAAAACAAAACCACCTTTACCACTATTTGCTTTTGGGTCGTAAATATTTCTATCAACGAAGTAATACCATCCAAAAATTTGTTCAGCCCATACTTTAAAAGTATCTAATAGGTAAAGATCAGTACCATCAGTTAACGTTAACTCTTTTTCGCAATAGTCAATGAAGCCATTTACAGCTTCATCATCATAATACATATCTGGATTTTCTATTAAAGAATCAATTCTATTCATCTCCATTGAGATTTCTTTATTGACTAAAGTTTTTCCTGAAATAACTGAATCTCTAAATTCTCCATAATAAATAGGAGTTTTTGTGTTTGATAGTACCAATTTAACCTCCTATTTAAATCCAAGCTTTTTTCCAGCAGCAGCTATTTCGGATGCTGTTGCTGGTGGTAAACCTAGATCTTTTTCAAGACTATCAACATAACTTTTAAGTTTTTTGAGATCTTGAGAATATGATTTAAACTTTACTTTTTGTACTGGTTTTCCTTGTTTAGTAAACGTTACTGTTGGTTTTACTGTTGCAGTAGGTTTATTTTTTAATTTAGAAATTAATGTGGACGCTGTTTTTCTTCCTTTTGGACTAGCTAAAAATGCTGCGCCAACAACAGTAGTGGTAACACTAACTGCAATAACTGCTTTTTTTTTATTAGACATTTTTGGTTTCTCTTCGTTTTTTTTTATCCCGCTAGATGTGGAAGTAGAATTAGAGCTTGCGCTTCTTTTACCCCACTTCATACCCTTTTTACCAGCATGCTCGAGATACTCTTCTACTGACTGATAGTACATTTTATCTCCTAAGACTTAAATTTATCCATTGCGGCTTTAATCGCAAGACCCGTAGCAGCAGTAGCAACAGCACTAACCGCAACGGTTCCGGCTTGTCCGAGTAATTTACTAGCTGCTTTTTTACCTGTAGTAGACGGTCTAGTAGATTTATTCAATTCTATGTATTTTTTCTCAGTTTCTAAACGCTTAACTCTACGTTGAAGTTCAGCATCAGATAATTTCGTTGGTGGCTTTTTATACGTTGTTCTTTTTGCTACTTTTTTAGAAGCTTTACCAGAACTGTGAGTGCCTGCACTACGCGTACCCCACCGCATACCTTTTTTACCATAATGCTCTAAGTGGTTTTCTAGGCTCATGGATTGGCTGATGGAGTCAGACCTTTTTTCAATTTCTTCATTGATTAAATTTTTCATATATTGTTCACCTCGACTTCCTACTGCTAGCCATTTGACTTGCGCGATAACACCGGCAATTCTAAAATCATTATAATGTCTGGCGTTCCATGCTTCTCTTAATTTTAAAGCATCAATTTCAATCTGTGAATTTGGAACACCATTTCGTTTTGTTATTGGATATAGTTTTCGGTACTGATCATTACCTTTAATGTTCCCGCCTAGCTTCCAAATATCAGGATGCTCTGTGCGAATCATCTCAGCAAAATCTGGATCAAACCGTTTCCACTTACTTGTCCTAAAGGATATAGTTTCTTCAGTAGCCATGATTAATCACAACAAACTTGTTTCGTACTCTTTTAGAGCTTTAAGTCGCCATTCATACTCTTCACCCTGCTTTTGATATGCAGATAATAGGAATGAGGTTGTCGGAGGGTCAAACAAAACTCGAACTTTAACATAAATATAACTCTTAAGCATCCCGAGCATCGGTTGCGACAAATCTAGATCGTCCCAATTATCATCAGCGTCAGCTACAGAATATCCAGCATCTGGTAAAACGCCGATTTGTGCTAGCGTTGCTAATACGGAGTTGATGCATACCAAAATATCCAGATCAAATGGTGTATAAGCAGCGTCTAGTCCTAGACTTTTCTTTGTACTTTTTAAAATACTTTCTTCCATACTTTACACCTACTTTGTCACTAAGCCTGGATAGATTGCAGCTAATCTGCATAGTCCACCTGGTTCGATTTTAACTTTAACAATGTGACATTCCTTAGTTTCACTTTCGTAAAAATAACAATTGACACACGCTACACCACGCTTCAAATTATCGTTTTGGTTAGCTTTAACATAACCAACCCAGATTCCGTTTTCATCATAATCTGATAATTTACCATACTTTGAGACTATGCTACTCAGAGCATCGGCATACTCTTGCTCAGCGGGGGAAAGCTTTAAACTCTTAGCAGAGGCTTTTAGATTTTCAATTCCTGACATTACCATAGTTTTGTATCCTTTGCTGATCGTGGGGTAAACTTAATGTTTAATAAGCTAGCATCTCCATAATGTATTGCATTATGTGTCCTTTCGGTTACACAAATCAAATACTCTGGGTCAAATATCCAACTTTCTCCGTGAACAATGTCATCGGAGGTCATTGGATTCATGTGATGGACAACTAAGCCATGATTAATCTCATAGCCGTACATTCCTAAGTCACATGAATTATCTCTAATTATAACAGTGCGTCGAGCTCTCTTCCATTCGGCTGACTGATAGAAATTTTGATTCAAATATCTATCGAATCCAAATGTGGATCGCCCAACTTCACCGTTTAATTTTAAATATTCAAATCTTTCCTCGAATGTTTCTAAGTCTAATAGTTCTGAAAACTTTCTAATCTTCATAATCAAACTCATCATCATCGGTAGTTGAATATTTGCCCGAGTAATTGCGCATTGCATTAAGTGCTGCTTCGTAAAGCTCTTCAACTCGTTTCGATGATACCATTGCTTCTACTTTGGCTTTCAAAACTTCATTTTCATTAGCTAAACGTTCTTGTTCTAGTCTTTCTCGCGTGGATCCAAGCTTCAAATAATGTGTAATTACTTGAGCAGCGGCGGTTCCATCTTGAATTTGCTTTTCAGCTAGGTCAATCGCAGAGGAAATTAACTGGTTTTCTCTAGCTTCTGGTGACGTCGCTGGACGCCTTTTTCTTTTACTAGTTGCCATTTAATTTCCTTTCTAAACTAGATAATTATTGAGTATTTTCTTGAGGTTCTTTTGTGGTCGACGCAATATAAGCTTCTAACATAGCAACTTTTTGAGCATATTCCGAAACCTGTCGTAGTAATGATTCAATAACCTTATTTGCATCTAACTGTTGATCATTCATTTGTTCTCCAATAATTGTAATCGTTTGCGTAAATCTTTAACTTCTGCTACTAAAACAGATATAACGCCATGGAATGACCAACCTACTGGTTTTAACGTTCCATCTTCCATACCTTGATACTGCGCTAGATGACCAGTTCCAACAAGTGCAACTTCATCAGCAATAAAACCATACTCAAGGTCTGAATTTTTCCAAGCAATTGATACTTCGTCATCAGACTCTGTTATTTTTTCTTGGAACGTAACTGGGTTTAGCTGATCTATGAGTAACCCACTGTTGGATATAGTTTCAATGTTTCTTTTTACTTCACGAGTTGACGTAAATGGCGCGTAGTTTCCATATAAGGTTCCACGTAATAGATACTGAAAACCTGACGTAGACGCCGTTCCTCCATCTACTGACCAAATACCACCAGCAGCATAAAATATCTTTGCGTTGTATATGCGAACAAATGTGGCGTCTTGCATAAAAATACCACCACCATGCGATTCATTATACCAACCACTAGTACCCGTTGACCGAAACCAGTTAGATGCGTAGATAGTATTTATAGGACTTGCGGCGGTATTTATATCATAAACTCCAGTTAGCGATCCTGATATTGCTGCTGAACCATTAAAGCTTTGACCCCAAAGTGTTCTTGCCGTAGTTAAAGTTGCTGCACTACCAGTTGTGTTTTGATTAAGCGTTGGGAACGTACAGTTAGTAAGTGCGCCGCTTGAAGGAGTGCCAAGCGCACCACCAGAAACTAAGTTACCTGAAGCCGTACCTGTCAACGCACCAACAAAAGTTGTTGCTGTTACTGTTCCTGAAAATGTTGCGCCTGTGCTTGTTATACCAAGTCGCTCGGCAACTCCAGACTGAACTAAAGCCCATCTAGTTCCATCGGGTTGCACTTCATAGTGCCACCTATTAGTTCCATTAATAGCAAAATATTGAATCGCATAGTAGCCAGTAGGTGCGTTAATAGTAATACTTCTATTTGAGCCGGCTCCACCAATTGTCAAACTAGTCAGTGTACCGACTGATGTTATAGCACTAAGGTTTCCAGTTGTAATAACTGTTCCCGTAGCATCAGGAAGCGTTATAGTTCTTGAGGCTGTTAAAGTTGTTGGGACAATTGATGCTCTCAGCGATGTTGACCCACCATTTCTACCGACAATATTTATTCCATCTTGCGTTGATGCCGAATAAAAGGAAGTAACTCCACTAACAGACTGGAACGTATTTGCCCCAGTGAACGCGTTGTTCGCAGCCAAAGAAATAGCAGTAACCCATTGCGTGTTGTAGTCAGTTGCATCTATTTTTGCTAAGACTTGGTTGGATGTTCCACCAACCGGTACGCCAACTCCGTTAGTACCGTTAGTACCGTTAGTACCCGCTGTGCCGGTGGCTCCAGTTGCGCCAGTAGATCCTGTGGGTCCTGTGGGTCCCGTGGGTCCCGTGGGTCCAATAATACTTGTTCCAGAACCCCATGCCCCAGTAGTTTTTGGGCCATAAATTAGATCAGTCACTGTGTCGATATAGAAATCACCATCAACGCCGGTTCCAGCCGATGGCGCAGTAACTCCATTAAGAACTGTTTTACCATCGAGACCGTTAGTACCGTTAGTACCGTTAGTACCGTTAGTGCCAGCAGCTCCTGTAGCTCCGGTAGCTCCTGTAGCTCCAGCGGAACCTGTGGCTCCGGTTGGTCCAGGATCACCTTGCGGACCCGTAGCTCCGGTAGCTCCGGTAGCTCCGGTAGCTCCGGTATTACCGATTGCACCTTTGTCTGCTAGTAGTGTCCAAAATGTACCTTCCACAGGAGTGTCTCCTGAATTACCACCGTTAGCATGAATTCTATACCAGGTTTTACCATCATAGGTTGCAACGTCGCCAATAGCATAAGATGCGCCAATATTATATGCTCCAGTAAAATTCCATAAAGCTGGGTCACCTTGCGGGCCGGTTGCACCAGTTGGTCCGGGATCGCCTTGCGGGCCGGTTGGTCCTATTGGGCCTGTGGATCCGGTTAGTCCGGTTAAACCCGTTGGTCCAGTTGGTCCGATTGGGCCTGTGGCTCCAGTGGAACCTGTGGCTCCGGTTAGTCCGATTGAACCCGTTGGTCCAGTTGGTCCAGTTGGTCCTATAGACCCAGTAGCTCCTGTTGGGCCAGCATCACCTTGCGGTCCTTGCGGTCCTTGACCAACACCAATAACTTGTACTTTTTGTGTGTTAGGGACAACTACAACTTTTTGTAATCCGGCTACAATATTTGCTTGCTGCGTCATAAGGTCTCCTTAGTTGTTGCTGTTTTGCGCTGCTGTTATGTACCAGCCACTGATTTGAAAATCATCAACCGTCTGTAATACGATTGGTGAGTTGTAGTCAAAAATTTCGTCATGACCATTAGATCCAGTATACCTTAAAAGAAGTTGATCTGAGTCAGCTAAAACGCTTCCAACAATACCGTAACAATTTCCGCTTGACGTGTCTGTTAATTGACCATTTCTTGTTGAGAATTTAAACAGTGACGTTGTCGGTAGCGAGACATAATACTGACCTGTTCCAAAAGAAGTTATGTTATCAAATTCTACGGTTACCTGAAAGTAAACTAACTGACCAAGTAAAACATAAGTTCCGTTGAACATTGGGTTTCCGGTAAATGTAGGTTGCGTGCCGGTTGTTCCTCCACTTACAGTGTAAGAAGATACGCTTGCCGGGACTCCGTTTAATCCAGGAGGTCCTTGAGGGCCGATGTTAATAACACTGACCGATGACGATGCTGCATCAACAATAACTTTTTGCATTCTTGATATAACATTAATGTCGCTCATTCAGTTACCGTCCCACGGAAGACAACCTCTAAAGGCTTGTCAAATACTGGAACTGGCTCTCCGCCTGTAACTCGCTTCACATCCATGTATCCGCTGTTAGCTGTGATCTGTGAAGTGAACGTATCGTCGAGTGTAAATACAAGTTCACCGTCAGTACCATCAGTTACAAAAGCTACAACCCATGTTGCGAGGAGCGGTGAATCTGAATTTGGTTCTGAACGTATCTGACTTGTAATGGTGTCATCAGATACATCAATACCAAGATCTACAAGTAGAGTATTGGTCCTACTTTTATGTACAATTACTTGATTGCTCATGATTGACTCCTTGTTTGTCTATAAAAATTTTGTTTGGTTGTCTTAGTCGTATGCCTAAAAAGGTCCGACTTTAGGCCAATTTTACCCCCGGAGGAAAATATAGT